TACACTTAATGTTAAAGCTTTAGCAACTACTCACGGTACTTTAGATACAGAAGCAACTAATGTTGGTGCAACTGACTTAAGAGTTCTTGCTGATTTTACAGGTGCTAATGGAGATGGTACAACTGGTGCCGCTACAGTCACTGTTATGTACATACAAAATAATTCTGTTCAAGACGCAATAGATTTATAATAAATAATGTGGTGCTCCTTCGGGAGCACCCTTAATAAGGAGAAAAATTATGGCAGGCGGAGGATCATTTTCAAGTGACCAAACAACCCTACTTATGGATACTATAGGTTCTGATACTTTATCAAGAGCAGGTAGAGCTAGAATAACTTCTATTCAAGGTAAAGGAATAGCAAGTTCAATTTTAAAATTACATGACTGTGCAACAGCAGGTGCTGCGGCTGCAGGTAATTTGGTAGCTACTTATAAATATGGAACTGAAGGATTAGAAGTATATGTCCCTGGTTCAGGTATTCTGTTTAAAGATGGAATTGTATTTAATCTAGCTGGAGCAAGTGGAAGCGTTACGGTAACGATTACAGGAGCGTAGTCTAATGGCTAATACTACTTCTGGAACTACAACGTTTGGAAAAACTTTTGCAATAGACGATGTTGTAGAAGAGGCTTACGAGCGTATCGGTATACGAGGTGTTTCAGGATATCAGTTAAAAACTGCAAGAAGATCTTTAAACATTCTTTTTCAAGAATGGGCAAATAGAGGAGTGCACCTATGGGAAATAGGAGATGGATACTTGACTCTTGTTGCTGGAACTAATGAATACATTGGTTATAGATCTAGCGGTGATGGTACATCAACACTATTAGATAGTGCCGGTGCAGCTTTGTATAGTGTAGATGATATTTTTGAAGCTTCTTACAGAAGCAGTGCAGGTACAACAAGTCAATCAGATAGTCCATTAACAAAAATTTCTAGATCAACGTATTCTTCTTTATCCAATAAATTAGCACAAGGGCAACCTTCACAATATTGGGTCCAAAGATTTATAGATAAAGTTACTATTACTTTATACACAACACCAAGTTCTAGTCAGGCTGGAGATAGAGTACAATTTTATTACATGAAAAGAATTGATGATGCAGGTGATTATACTAATGCAACAGATGTTCCTTACTATTACATTCCTTGTATGTGTGCAGGTTTAGCTTATTATTTAAGTTTAAAATATGCACCAGACAGAACACAAAATTTAAAACTTCTATACGAAGATGAACTATTAAGAGCGGAGGCAGCGGATGGGTCAAGCAACAGTACTTTTGTTACACCTAAGACCTACTATCCTAGCGTTTAATTATGGCAAGATATGCACAAGGAAAATACGCATTAGCAATATCTGACATTAGTGGCCAAGCATTCCCATGGAATGAAATGGTTACACAATGGAATGGTTTATTTGTACACTATTCTGAATTTGAATCTAAACAACCACAATTAGACCCTAAACCAAGTCAAGCTGATCCAACAGCTTTACCTAAATCAAGACCACAACAACCACCACCTGACACATTAAGATTTTTAGATTTTAATCCTTTAAAAACTTTTGCTTCAGGTTCACCAATTGTAAATGTAAGTTCTACTAACCATCAAAGAAATTATGGAGATACTGTAAGATTTAGAGGTGCACCTACGACATCACCTGGAACTGGTACTCCAGATACTATAGGTGATGACGGACCAGTTGCTGGAAATCCTGTAGTAGGTTTTTCTAATATTGCAAACGTTGATGGAATTACTGGAGCAAATATTTGTAGGTCTACGGGTTATACAATTTATCCTGGAAAATATACTTCTACTACAACAACTTTAAATGGAGCAATTGATACAACCACGACTACAGTTATTTTAACAAGTGTAACTGGATTTGATGGAGTTACAACAGCATCTTTTGAACCAACAATTGCCAATCCAACTGGTACTCCTACTTATGGTGCATTGGTGGGAACAGAAATTATTAGTTATACTGGTGTTAGTGGTAGCACTTTAACTGGAGTAACACGAGGTGCATTTGGGTCTACAGCTGTTGCTCACAATACTGGTGTTGCGGTTAGATTATTATTGACACCAGCAAACAATTATCATTTTACTGCACCTAGTAATGCAACTACTGGACAAATCGCTGGAGGAGGTTATAATGTATCTTCAGGTCCGGTAACATTAAAAACAATAGGACCACAGGCATAATATGGCATACACTTTAACAAACTTACAAGACGATATAAAATCATACACAGAAGTAGATAGCACTGTTTTTACGGCTGATGTATTAAACAGATTTATACAAAATGCAGAAGAAAGAATTTATAGATCTTTTGATGCAGACATGGAAAGACACTATGCTACATCAACTACAATTATTGGAAATAGATATGTTACAATTCCATCAGATTTAAGAGTTATTAGATATGTTCAATTAAAAGACAGCTCTGGTAATCAAGTTTATTTAGAGCAAAGAGATCCTAGTTACATAGCTACTTATTACGATACACCTGGAACTGCATCTAGTACACTTCCTAAATACTATGCTAATTGGGACGAAAATTATTGGGTTATTGCCCCTACTCCTAATGCAGCTTACGAAATTACTTTGGCTTACAATAAGAATCCAGTTAGCTTAACTGACGCTACGAAGAGCACAACAGGCACTTATTTGTCTAACAAATACCAAGACCTACTTTTATATGCTTCCCTAGTAAATGCATATGCATACTTGAAAGGACCGCAAGATATGTTACAATACTACGGAGCTGCTTATAAAGAAGCTTTAGAAACGTATGCTACTGAACAAATTGGTCGTAGACGCAGAAACGAATATCAAGATGGTGTTATTCGTCTTCCTATTAAATCTGAATCACCATCAAGTTATTAAAGGAGATAAAAAAATATGGCAAACGTAATACCATTCGCATTTAGAGGAGAACTCTTTTCGGGAACTCATAATTTTTCTTCTGGTGGTAATCAATTTAAAATAGCGTTGTACACAGCAAACCCGTATACAACTTCAAGCACAGTTTACGACACTACTAGTGAAGTAAGTTCTGGAGGTGGAAGTAATTACACAGCAGGTGGAGAAGTTTTAGGTTCACAAGCTGTTGCTGCTTCGACAGCAGTTGCTTCAGTAGACTTTGCAGATGCAACTTGGTCATCAGCAACTTTTACAGCAGCCTTTGCAGCTATTTATAATGATACTAACAGTGATAAACTTTGCGTTGTTTTAGATTTTGGAGGAAATAAAACTGCTACTAATGGCACGTTTAAAATTACTTTCCCTGATCCAGCAACACCAGCTAATGCAATTATAAGTATGGCTTAAGGAGAATAAATGGCTTTAGTAATAAATGACAGAGTAAAAGTAACAAGCACAACTACTGGCACAGGTGCAATGGCACTTGGAGCAGCAGTAACTGGTTTTGAAACTTTTGCAGCAGGAATAGGAAACAGTAATACAACTTACTATTGTATTTTTAATCAAGGTACAACAGAGTTTGAAGTTGGACTTGGTACACTAGATGGATCAAGTGCAAACTTAACTAGAACTACAGTTATCTCCAGTTCTAATTCAGACTCAGCTGTAAACTTTAGTTCAGGTACAAAAGATGTTTTCTGTACTTTACCTGCAAGTAAATCTGTTTATTTAGATGCTACAGGTAACCCAGTAGGAGCAGCAAGTAATGGTTTTGCATTAGCAATGGCCGTTGCATTATAGGAAAAAAATATGGCACAAGATTTTAGAAACGTATTAGTTAGAACAATTGGAACATCAGATACTACACTGTTAGCGGGTGGAAACTACGATGCAGTTATTGGTATTAGATGTTGTAATATTTTAACATCAACAATTAAAATTGATGTTAAGATTGCAAAAGGCGGAGCTGATTACTTCTTAGCAAAAGGAGTAGTTGTCCCACCAAACTCTGCAATTGAATTAATTCAAGGTGGAGCAAAAATTGTTTTACAAAGTGGTGATACGTTAGAAGCAGTCTCAGACACAGCAAGTAGTTTAGACGTGGTTCTTTCGTACATCGACGCAATTAGTTCGTAGGAGGAATTATGACGGCAATAATAAATGGTATCCAATATATTGGAGGCCAAACAGCACCGAATGAATTTATACCTAATCAAGCGGCAACGATTGATGGGACTCAAACTGTTGAAAATGCAGTTCTCGCAGGACCAATAACTATTCCTGCAACAGTAACAGTAACAGGAACGTTGGTAATAGTATAATGTCAAAAATAGAAGTAAACACAGTCGAACCACAAT